TTAGTTAGTTTGAAGCAAGTGAACGCAGATCGCTTGCATGCGGCACTTGAAAGCGAAACGAAGCAATTGAGCTTTAATTTTGAATTTAACAATTTTACATAATATACAGTTATCGTTTGCCGTGCTTTCGGTGGCGTTAACTGTCTGGGCTTCCTTTGACATAATTTTTAGTGCGTCATCAACTGACAGTCCTGCTTCCTTTATGAGCTTTAAAGTGTTCGTTACGTTCGCCTCTGCTTTTTCAGTTTTCCAATTGCTAACCATAGCTCTGGTTACGCCTATAAGCTTAGCAATCCCATAATCGCTATCAATTCCCGTCTTTGCTTTTGCTAGTTCAACCAATTTATAAGTGTTATTCATAATCCTTGCTCCTTTTTAAACGTTTCAACTTGGTCGTTTCTAAGTTCAACCCATCTGTCTTTATTGCAGTCAATTACTTCATTGTTAATTACGTCAATTCTTAAGGCTTTCATGCACTCCTTAGTGCCTCTGCCTCTAATGTAAATCTTTGTTTTTTCAGCTGCCCATGCCTTGTATTCATGTATTGCTTGCTGCTCTCTAGCTCTTTCTTGTTGCTCTCTAGCTTGCTGCGCGATTCTTTCGCTAGTCTTTTTTGCTTGTTCCTGAATTCCACTAAGTGCGCTAGTCGCTACTTCATACCTCGCGTAACTAGCTATCAAAATAATAACTAGTACAGCAACTATGCCTGTAATTATTTTCATAATTCCCCTCCCGTTTTTATTATGTATCTATATTAATACGTTTTATATGCTTGACAAGGTATTGCATGACATACTAGTATTACATCTAATACTACCTCAACACGAACCTGACCCCGTGTATGAGCTTAAAACCACAAGGGTCTATACAAGGGAATCAAAATCATGCGAGTACAAGTCTTAGCCATTGGCGAAATCGAAACAGGAAAAAACAACACTACAGGCCGTGCATGGACACGCCGTACATTTCAGATGTTCACTGCTGACCAAGTAGCAGGCAACCACACCGTTTACGGTACTGAAGAGGAACTAAATTCATATAAGGCTGGCGGCACCTATGATGCTGACATTAAGACACGTGCAGGTAATCGCGGTGCAATTGAGATGTACATCGCTAAATTAACGCCAGCTAAGGCACCACAGTAGAAAAGCAAAAGCCCCAAGAGACGGCAATCTCTTAGGGCTTTTTATTTGTCAACCTTCAGCAGAGGTCAACAACATGGAAGCAATTATAAACCCATTTGAGCAGGACAACGCAACAAGTTTTAACAGTCCTTACGAATACAAGCTCAAAACGATTAACTTTTGTAATGACACAGTAGATTTTGTAATGACACGCATTAAGCATGCCATACCAAAATCAAAAGAGGTTTTCAAAGGCGTAATGACAACTTACACAAAAACACTTAGTGAAGCAGAGCAAGAAGAGAAGCGCCTTGAAAACATCGAGCGTTCTGCAAGGCGTGCCAAACAGGCGGTTCACTACGCTGTGCGTTCACTAGGTGCTGACCATATGCTGACGCTCACAGCACGCGAAAACATGACAGACAGAAATGAATTTTTTACAGTATTTCAAGAATTCATACGCTTAGTACGTACTAAAGACTTGGTAACAATACAAGGCGAACTACACCTTAAGACTAGAAAAGAAAAACGCGAATACGGCTATGTGGCATGCCCAGAATTGCAAGAGCGGGGCGCTTATCACATGCACGTTGCATGCGTTGGCAAGCAGGATTTAGAGCTGTTACGAGCTTGCTGGTACGTAGCGCTAGGCGGCAATGAAAACGACAAAGGGGAGGGCACAAAAGGCGCGATTAACGTTCGTTACCGTGAACGCCGCTTCTCTGGAAAAACAGAGCTTCATAAGACTTTTTCCCTAGTCTCATACATGACTAAATACATGGTTAAGTCGTTTGAAGAGGTCGCAGAAGTAGGGCTCAAGCGCTATTCATCATCACGCTCTATCCCGAAGCCAATCATAAACAAGCAATTCATATGGAGTAGTTATGCCAATAACGGTGGTGATTTTGTTACTGCAATGCGCGAAGTATTTGCAATTGCTAGTTTTCAGGGTGTGACAGATTTCCAGCCGTGGAATCGTGGTACAGACATATTCATCTTAAGGGGCATCTCACTATGATTATTAAAACAACAAAACGCCCTGCTGAGGGAATGACGCTAAAGCCAATCAACATACGAGAAGAGCTGCAACGTATCGAAGAGGAAAGGTCTGCTGCAATACAACTCCGTATTGAAAAGTTTGGCGAAACTCCAGATCAAGCGGCAAAGGCTTACGACGATATAAGAACAAAGCTTTTTAATGCCTTGCTACCAATCGCCCTTAAAAGAGCTTCTTCAATTCTAAGGGCACTTAAGTAATGCTCTGTCTCACTCAAACATCAAGCGACACCTTTCAAGTCATGGCAGCACAGCCAGACACATATACGTCATGTATGCACATTTTAGCCAGTGCGTCTGACATCAGCGTGTTAGTACCTCTAACCGCTACACAGGGCTTACAGATAGCAACTGCAATTGGTGTCTGTTGGGCGACTGGGTTCGCATTTCGCGTACTCGGTCAATTTTTAAACCACAAATCAAACGAAAGCGAGACATAACATGGATGTATCAGAAATCACTAGCTTACTGGCTACAGTAGTAACTGCAATTACCACAATCGGCGGCGCATTGTTGCTTATCTGGGGTACTAAATTGGCTTATCGCAAACTTACAGGCGGTTAATCAAAACAAGCCCCTGCGGGGGCTTTTTCAATTGGGTAAAAAAATGGCTGGTTACTTTGTAATGATTGGATTATTGGGCGCGTTATGGATACTATTTTCTTAAAGCTATTGCTGGTTACAATTCTAATCTTTGGCGCAATCAACAACGCTAATGCTGATTACGTGCCAACGAAGTTTTATAAACTAGCATACCCTAGTAACGGTATTTATTACACAGATTATAATCAAGCATGTTCTGATTTTCTAACTCATTATCAAACTACTACAATAGGTCGTAATTACTCAATATCATTGTGTAGCTCAACCCTTGTTAGGATTCAAAGTAACCCAATCAATTCTAATTACGAAGCATCAACCACAATCACCACTTGGAAAGATTGCGGACAAGGTTATGTATTATGGTCAACATCTCCAAACGGTATGTGTTCAGGCGTACAGCCTCCAGTATGCCCCTCTGGTCAAGTTGTATCATCAGGTTATTATGACGGTGGAAAAAACCCATCTGGTTCATTTCCTAACGTTTCATGTCAGTCTGGTTGCTCTGTTATTTTTCAGGGTACATGGCCTTTCTCGCAGTCCAATCAAGCTGACGGCATGCATTACTATGCAAAAGGTTCATACGTAAAAGATGGTTTCACCTGCTCTGGCTCAGGCACATCACCTGCTGCATCTTCATCAGTACCTAAAAGCGTAGAGCAACAAGCCGCAGATGCTGCCGCTGCACAGGCTGCCGCAGAAAAAGCCGCTAAAGCTGCTGCTGATAAAGCCGCAGCCGATGCCAAAACAGCTGCAGACAAAGCCGTATCAGCTGCCGCAGCTCAGGCCGCTGAAGCTGCAAAACAGGCCGCAGAAGAAGCCATAAAAAAAGCAGAAGCATCCAAAGCCGCTGCAGACAAAGCTGCATCCGATCCAAATGCCACGCAAGCGGATAAAGATGCTGCCAATACAAAAGCAGCCGCAGACAAAGCTGCTGCTGATGCTGCAAAACAAGCGTCATCAACTGCTGCAGGTGCCGCAGCTGCTGCACAAAAAGATGATACGAAGCCAGAGCAAAAAGATTTCTGCGAAAAAAACCCGACATCATTCATTTGTAAAACATCAGCTGTAAATGCTGGTTATTGTGCACCGAATGGCACTGTCAGCGGATTTTCATGCGATAGCGACCCTGTATTCTGTTCAATGGCTCAAACGCAGCTGCAAGCTTATTGCTTACAAAACTCAAGAGATGAAGCCCTTGTAGCTGCCTACAACAACATGAAAAACGACACAGGCAGCACTAACCCTGCAAACCCTGCAAATATTCAGAATATCAACATACCAACAACCCTAAATGCATCCAGTCCTTACGCAGGACAATGCAATCCTGATGTAACGATTTCAGTCGGTAGTACTTCCGCAACACTTCCTTTTAGTGCGTGGTGTCCATACCTAAACGCACTCGGTTATTTATTTCTAGCGATGGCATACATGTCTGCTGCCGTCATTATTTCGAGGACTTAATACTATGCCAGCCGCTTTTTTTTCAATGATATGGGGCTCACTAGCAGCCGTTCTTAGTACCCTAGTTGGGCGCATTCTCACAGCTTTAGCTATTGGCTATGTGAGCTATTCAGGCATTGACATACTGCTTGAAAACATACGAACACTAGCACTTCAACACATGGGAAATATGGGGCCATTGGTTGGCGTTGTTGGGATGCTAAAGCTCGGTGAATCTCTTAACGTCGTTGTTTCTGCTGTGTTGGCTAAGTACGCAATCGCAGGACTAACCAACGGTTCAATCACTAGAATGGTGTTTAAAAAATGATTAACCTAGTAACAGGTTTACCAGGGAGCGGAAAAACGCTCTGGACACTCAAAACGGTTGTTGACTACGTTAATAAAGAAAACGAAGCCTTAGTTGCGCAAGGTAAACCACCTCGCCAAGTTTATTACCACGGCATACCAGAATTAACGCTTGAAGGCTGGAACCTCATGGCTAGCCCTGAGGACTGGATAACATTGCCTAGTCACTCAATCATCGTGATTGATGAATGCCAAAGCACATTCAGGCCGCGCGCTGCCAGTGTAAAACCACCCCAATATATTGCCGACTTTGAAACGCATCGCCACAAAGGTTTAGATTTCTTCCTGATGACTCAGCACCCTATGCTAATTGACGGCAACATACGCCGTTTAGCTGGCAAGCATTACCACGTTGTTAGGTTCTACGGCTTCCAAAAGTCAACAATCCACGAGTTTCAACAAGTCCGCGAAAACTGCGATAAGAATCTGAAAAACAGTATTAGTACACACTTCGTTTACCCTAAAGAGGTTTTCAACTGGTACAAGTCCGCAGATGCCCACACCATGAAAAAGCGTGTTCCGTTGCGCCTCATCATGGTTGTGCTTCTGCCAATCCTCGCCGTTGTAGTTGGCTACTTTGCAATCCAGAGCCTTTACAAGATACAAACTGACCCTAGTAAAACAATGGAAAAACTAAACAATGCTAGTCCTGATATTAACGAAAATGGTAATCAAGGCGCTAAAACGCCAAATCAGAAACCGCAAACAGATAGGGCGCTGACCTACGTGGAACTACGCACGCCAGAGGTGCCAGACTTCCCACACACTGCGCCCATCTATGCTGACATTACAGCGCCAACAACCGCACCATTCCCTAGTGCGTGTGTCATGAGTAACTCAAAGGGCTGCCAATGCTTTACACAGCAAGGCACAAAAATGAATATCGAGTATTTAACTTGCAAACACATCGTTGAAAACGGCGTTTATGTTGACTGGAACATTAACCCTGAACGAAGGAAAGAAGAGGGCATACGAGCGCCCTCGCAGCAAGTCGCAAGCCTTGAAAATGACGTTCGGTATATCCAGCCAAAGCTATTTAATACAGGCGGCTCTAACGCTTCACCATCAAACTAGGGGTATGGGGTGCTAACCCCATGTAGACCGTCATATCAACACTAGATTAGCCTCACGCGTGCTTCATCGGTTCAATCACCTTAAAAGTTGCCTATGCGCCCTGTAGACGGTTTTAAAGGGTTTTTGTTATGGCTTTTCGAAGGGGTGTTACGCGAGGGCGCTCGCGCCAGCGCTGTAACGCCACTGCGCAAAAGCCTATAACTAACCCTTAATATTTTCACCGACGGCGCAGCCGTCCTAAATTTATATTACGGACACATACCAAATGAGCATGCAATCTTTGTTAAAATCCGCGCCCTTAAAAAATAATAAAAATATGGTCTATGCAGGGTTTTAGTCACAGAGCTGT